TTACGCTTAATAGTTTCTTCATTATCGTGATATTTTTGAATATTATCTTTTACTGATTGTAATTGGTGTTCTAATAATTCCTTCTTAGTATCAAACCCTAAAGATTCAGCTTCAGCTTTTTCTTTAATAACAATTGCTTTCTGATATTTGGATTTTAATTCAACCAAAGTTTCCCATTGTTCTTCTACATCTGCAATCTTACCTGCTTGGTTAATTAAAGCACCATGTAAAATATTTAGAGTTTCTAATTGATTACCCTGCTCATCTACTTTCTTTTGTGTTTCAATTGCATCCTTTACGAATACATTATTCATACAAAAATTACAATTAGGGTCATACTCATGCTCTTCTAAATGAGAAAGTTTTTCTTTATTATGTTCGATACCCTTTTCCAACAATTCTATCTGATGAAGTGTATCGTTTATTTGGTCTTTTAATAAATCCCATTCTCTTTTAGCTTCTTCAATGGGTAAATCATTAATAGTTTTATTTTCTTCGATTGATTGAGAAACTTCTGCTATTAAATTAATATATTCTTCTATTTTAGTTCCTTTTAACTTTTTCTCTGCAAGAATATGTAATACATCTCTACCCAAATCACCCTCTTGCTTTGTTAAAGATTCTAAATTTAGGTTACCATCGATAGGAGTTAACTCTCTACTCAATCCAACAATTCTATTACCTAAATCAGTTGAATCAGTATTTAATCTAGCTAATTCCTTTTCTAAATCTTTTAATTCAGCTTTCTTCTCTTTTAATTCAGTTGCTTTATCAGCAAGTTCTGAAGTAAAATCAGTTTTCTTAAAGTTCTTAATCAATACTGATACCTCTTTGATATCTTCAGTAGCAGTTTCATATAATTTATCGAATACATTTAATCCCATAAATTGTGCTAATAAATCTTTTCTCTCTGATTGTGATTTATCAATGAATAGGGCGTTATTACCTTGTAAAGATAATGCAGTTAATACAAAATCTTCATATGTACCAACATATTGTTCAATAATAGTATTTGTATCTCTTCTCTCCGTTCCATTTAAAGATGTTTTATCATCACCATCCATTCTATAAAAATCCACATCCACTTTAACATTCTTTCCTTTGTTAATTGTTTTTGCAGTTCTTTCAATATGATAATCTAATCCATCAATTTGAAAGTAAAGATGGCAAGCAAATTCTGATTTACGATTGTTTAGAATATTAGCTGCTTTATAAGCTCTACTACTTTTATCATATAAACAAAATGATATTGCATCAAATAGAGAAGATTTACCCGATGCATTTGGTGCAAATAATCCCATTAATCCACCTAACTTTGTAAAATCAATTTTGTTATTCTCTCCATAACTAAACATATTTGAAAACTCAAAACGAATTGGTTTCCATTGTATATTTCTTTGTACATCTTCATTTACAATTCTACTATTAATATCTCTATTAATTCCTTCTAATTTTTCTAAATCTTCTTTTGCTACAAACGGCATCATTCTTTCAACATACTCATTTATAAGTGAGTTCTGATAATTGATATCCGAAATATCTTCAAAATCTAATTTGTTTAATCTATTACCTGTCTTTGATTTAGAAAGAGAATCGGTTCTGATAATCGTAAAATCTTCAACACCATATCTCATCTTAATTTCAGCCATTACTCTTTTCGTATCCGCAGAATCAGTATTAGATAAACGAACTCTTAAACGAGGCTTGTTTGGCATATCTGATACAATAGGAACTTTCCCATTATCAATATCCATAGTATAATATCCATAATCGTTATGAATATCAACCGCTTCGTAACTCATTGTATCCAAATCCCAAGCAAGGAATCCGTGCTTATCCAAAGTTTCACCAAAGTTTTGTTGAACTAATGAACCGGCATAAACTACTTTACAGCCTTTTGGAGAAATCATTTCCTGTCGTTTGTGAATATCACCTAATAAGGCTAAATCGTATCCATCAAACATATCCGTTGTAAAATGACGAGAAGATACTACATATCCAATATCCGTTTGAGAATTATCAACTGGTCCGTGAAATAAAGCAATCTTTTTATTGCCGGATAAAGTTTCTGCTTTAGGCCAATTATCTTTGTTATCAAAAATACTGAATACTGCAAAATCAACTCCACCTATTCCATAAACTTGTGTATCTCTTAGGTATGTAAAGTTTGATAAATTTAACGCCTCTACAATTGGAGTAAGAACATCCAATCTATCCGAATTGTTCATATTACAATCGTGATTACCTGTGATAAGGATTGTTTCACATAATTTAGAACATTCGGTAAATAACCAACTTATCTCTCTAACTAATTCAGGAGATAATTCTAATTTAGCATGAGCAATATCTCCTGCTAAATAAATGATTGAATCTTCCGTACCTCTTTTACGAATCTCCTCAAACATTTTTTCAAAAACCTGTCTGTACTCATTGTGTCTTTTCACATTACGGATGTGTACATCGGCAATGTGGTAAATCTTTTTTAATCTACTCATAAACTATTAATCTTATTTAATAATAATTGTTCGCTTGAAAACTCTTTAGTTTTCTTTAGTTCTTCATAAAACTTATCATATCCAATTTCAGATGCATCTTTATCTTTCATATGCATCATCTTTACATTTATACCTTGCTTTCTAAAATACTCTGCAGCTTTTAGTGCTTCATTAATTGCATCACTATCTAATGAAATTATTATATCAGTAACTCCGTTCATAAAGATTTTCTCAACCAATGTTCTGGATGGAAATTTACCCAATAACGGAATTGCATTTCTTCTAATTGTAATTGCATCAAATACTCCCTCACATAATATAATTGGCTCATTCCAATTGATTTGCGATTCTAAGCAAATTACATTTTTACTAATTGGAGGGTTTTTATATTTCATTTTTTCATCCGGATAATATGAACGAGAAACAAAATAATTCAATTGTCCATCTGATAAATACGATGGTATAATAACTCGTTTTGCATATAAACCTTCCGTACAATATCCAATATTATATTTAATGATTTCCTTTATATTAATACCTCTTTGGGTAAGATAGAACATAGCATGTTTATATTCGGGATTAAACCCTTTAGGAACTTCACTAAGCGATTTAAATTCTTTTGGTAAGGAAATATATACTTTTGTATCTGCATCCTCATTTTGGGGATTATAATGAGAATCTCCATAGATTTCTCTAATAATTGATATTGTGTTTCTATCTACATCCAACCTCTTTAATAAAGAAGTTAATTTTTTACCACCACTATTACAAGTCCAACAATGCCATTTTTGGGTTTCCGTATTGACTTGAAGTTTTTGTTTGTGGTGATTGCAAAATGGACAATAAAATGCTAACTCGTTACCCTTTAGATTGGAGTAACTACCCAACGCATTAGAAAGCGTTGTAATAACTTTGGATTTGTCAGTACTATTCAACACAATACAAATATATGAACAATATTTGATATTTCCAAATAATTTGGGAACTATTTTACTCCTCGAACCAAGAATCTGGTATTATTTTGTCAGAATACTTAATTCCGTTCTTATCACACCAATCCCCATAAGTGGTTTTTGATGTTTTAGTGATTTTATTCTTTGAATTGGAGAATACGAAACGAATATCAATTGTGGGGTTTTGAGACTTAACTAACATATGTTTTTTCCTATCAGCTGCAACAAATCTACCCTTTGTTTCCACAAATATACCATTTGGTAGTTTGAAATCAGGATGATAGTGATGCTCAGATGCGGGTATAGTATATGGAATTTTTTCGGATTCGTATTTTACCTCAATTCCTTTACTACTTATTTGATTAGATATATTTTCCTCAAGACCAGATTTAAATCCGTATTTTCTAGCAACCCATTTGCTAGAATTCTTTGTAACTTTTTTAGCCATTAAATGTTTTTTTATTTTTTGATTGAATCAGAATATTTAGCTGATTTCAATTCTCCCTTTCTACCTACTTTAAATTTATCAGCAGTTAATACTTGCTCATCTACTTTTTTTAAATCATTAGTAGTATATGGTGTTTGTTTCTTAATACCAGCTTCTTTAGTGATTTTATCTAATCCTAAAGCCTTTTGTGCTGATTTGTATAATTCTAAAATCTTTGACATATTTTTATTTGTTTATTAATAAATATAGATTATGTATCAAATCGTACAATAAAGTTTACAGGAATATCAGGTTCCGATTTAATTGGTTGCGGAAGTTTAGCAACAGCTACTAAATCACAATTATCATCATACAATCCAATTGTTGTAATAAATGGTGTTAAAAATGAACCAGTACTATCTATTGAACCACTTAAATCCCAATGCTCAAACCCACCTGATATGGAATTATTAAAAGAAGAACCAAATCTACGGTCTATTACCGAACCATCATCAAGTGTAGATTTTTTACGAATATATTTTACAGGAGTTTCTTCTGTTACAATCTTAGTAGTTCCATCGGAATCTGTAAAAGAAATAGTAGAACCACCCACCGAAATAATTGCCGAAGGATTTGTAGATATATTGAATTCATCTTCGTTTACAATTAGTAAATATTCATTTTCATAAATAGTTTCGGTTGATTTAAAATTTATTCTCCAATCTCCGGTTAATGTAGTATTTAATGAAGCGGTGTGAGTATATACAACCAATCCATGGTCATAAAAAACATCACCAACTATTGTAGACCCACTCATCAAAGACCCGGTCCCATTTTCAACAAATATAGTAGATGTAACACTATCTACTAAAGATAAACTTCCTTTTTTAATTTCTTCACCAAATATAGATTGTGGAATAGCTAATATTTTAGCTTTACTATTAAATACTCTTTCACCACTTACAGACGTAGGTTGGTTTGATTTACTTCCAACTCTATAAAATGGATTATCTACATTTGCATAAAATAAAGAATTCAATTGACCATACAATGAATGTTTATTATATGTAACCCCATTTCCAATAGTTACATCATTGTTCGTATCATAGAATGATGTATTTTCAGCTTCCATTAAAGTAATACTAGAACCACTTAAAAAACTCCACTCTTTGTAGGCTTTGAAAGGTCTAATACTAATATCTGATTTAGGTATTCTTTTTAACATATCGTATATAAATATTCAGAAACTAAAAACCCACCAAAAAAGGTGGGTTAGAAGTTTATTAGTTATTTCCGATTAGAAATCCAACTTTACTTTTATTGCTACTTCTTTATCAAATGATTTCTCAATTGGTTTTGAAGTTTTTGCTACTGCTAATAATTCATTTGCATCATCGTATAAACCTACTGAAGTGATATACACCTTAGGGTCTCTTTCAAATGTTGATTGAACAAATGCTCCAACTGAACCTGTTACAAATGTTGGGTTGTTAGAGAAATTAAATTCTCTATTGTTTGCTCTTACAAAATAATGAGATGTAGAAACATTCTCAGTTCTTCTTGCTTGAAAATCAGCCCCACCACTAATTGCCATCAATAATGCTACTGAACCAGATTTATTACCATTATTTTGATGATAAGTATTTGATAAAGAAGAACTAGCTTCACCTAAGAACGGAGAAGTTGAAGATGCCATAGCTTTAGGATTCAATAATATAACACCCATATCAGGATAGAATAAACCATATCCTTGTCCTAAGTGTTGGTAACTATTGATAGATGCAGTTAATGCGTTTCCTATATTCAATGAACCACTTACGATATTGTAAACTCTACCTGCAGTTGTTACATTTTCATCAGTTCCACCACTATCATCAATTAAAGTTGTTATACCATTTGAACCAGATAGCGTTAATGAAAAATTACCTGGATCCAATCTTTCTTTATATCTTGCTCTATTAACATTTATTACATAGAAATTTCTTAAATCGTTTGCACCAGCAGTTGTAGCATTGTAAACACTAAAATAAGAATCTGCGTTATCTAATAAAACATTTTTAAATTGATTGTATATTGCTTTCGTTGAAAGTGTAGATGAATCATCTTGTGTTAACGTAGGTGCTCCTTTACCATCAACATCACCATATGCAATAGAGAATTGAACCTCTGCTGTATCGGATTCTATTAATGCGTTATATACATCTAAATAATATTTACCACTTACACCTGTTTGTTGTGTAGATGATGTATAGTTTGCTTTAGTATTCAATGAACCAGTATCACCACTCCATATTCCAGAAGTTACGATTTCGGTTCTATTTGTTACCTTATCAATTGTTCCAAATTTCTTGTAAATACCATTAGAGATGGTAGTTATATCTGCATTAATTTGTTCACCTTGACCCAAAAATTGGTTTACGATGTTTACTAATTCGTTTGTATCGACCGGAGTTCCTGCGGTGTTAGCTGCACCTGCCAAGTATTGTGATAAATTACTTGCTAATAGGGCTCCTCTATTGTCTCTTATTACTGCCATAGTTTAATTATTGTACATATGTTACGGTTATTGGAATCGTTTGTGAACCACCGGTTTCGTTACCATAAACAGTTATTGTTGTTCTGATACTTGAAGTTAACGATGGATTTGGAATAAACTTAAATGTTAATCCCTTTGCTACAGCGGCTGTTGCTGAAACATCATCTCCGATAAATACTGGAACAGTACCTACATCAGATGTTACACCTTCACCTACAATATCACCTGCATTTTTATTAGAAAGGATAATTGTATATCCTAATCTTCTATTTCCTGCCGGAGATGTGGTTGGTGATAAAGCAACTTCACCACTTTTTTGATTAACTGAAATATTAGGAACACCAAATTCAACAACAGGAATTCTAGTTGTATTTTTTGGAAGAGTTACTAACTTATACTTCATTACTTGAGTTTCATCAGGAGAAGCTTCTAATACAGGCATATTTTTAATAGCTGCATCATAGTAAGCTGACCCTAATGGGTGTGCTGGTTCATAAAGCGTATAATCAATTTCATCATCTGCTAATGCAAATTGAGTGATGTTCAAACCACCCCCTGCTGCTAGTTTTTCTCTACCTTTTTTTGTTAAGATAGCGTCTACTGTTAATTCGGTATTACTTAAATATCCCATTGTTAAATTATTTCTATTTTAATAATAAATATAGTTTTTATAAAAATCCGTTATTCTACTTCCAAAATTGGTTCACTTGCATCTCTACCTGCTTTATTAACTCTTAATGTATTAGGGTTAGTAATAAATGTTTCAACTGGATCTGTACCATCTAAGGTAGTTGCTGCAGTATTTTTTGAACCTAAATAATAAGAATTTTGTAATCCTTTTGTTAAATCGGAAGTATTTCTATAATGTGTTGGTAAATATCCACCTAAAGGTGTTACTTCTACTATACTACCCGTTCCAGCGTTAATAACTTTTGAACCCGAATATGGTTGTATATTTAATTTAGTTTCATAATATACAGAAGAAGTTAACTCTACACCACCTCTTGGGTCACCTTGTCCATTTATTTTTACTTTAAACTTAACAACATCTCTTACTTTTCTTTCTTTAATTAAATCAACTTTAATTCTTTCTTTAACTCTTCTTCCATTTTCATCAAAATAAGTTCTAATAGCATGTCCATTTTGTGCATAAATACCAAATCCTTTTGTTTCATAATCACTTTGACCTACTATTGTGTTTATATCATATACATCTATTTCACTCAAAATAGTTGCATCACCTAAGCCAGCATCTATTGTAACATTTTTTTGATAATATTCTGATGTTAAGTTAGTTTCAGTATTTGTATCTATCAATGAATTGTATTGATAATTACTTGCTCCTATTCTATCTAATGATGATGAAACAATGTTTGCTTCATATTGATTATTTTCTCCAATTAATTCGTAATTAGAATTTGCATCTAATGTTACTTCTTTTTGGATATTTTCAAAAAATACTTCAGTATGAGTTCTTGTATCAATTTCACTTTCCCAATAGTTGTATAAACCTGTTGGTTTCTTTTGAGAAACTTTATTTCTTTCTAAAATATGAGGTTCAATTAAAAGACCAGTAGTTGCTTTAACTCTTGCCGGCAACATATTTTTAATATCATCAAACATTGATTTCTCATATAGTTTGATTAAATTAATATATGCGTAAATATCTCTACCATCGAATCTTTGAAAATAATAATTTCTCAAATCATCTAAACGTTTATAATTTAGATCGGAA